TACAGGATTGGGGAGATTATCGATATTACGTTTGATCATGTCCGGGACGCGGACGCGGGAGGGTATCATATTCGTGTCCGGGAGATTTATTATTCCAATGCCGAGCAGAAATGGAAGATGAAGACGACGCAGGCCCTCGCGCCGGAGCCGTCTATCAATTCCGGTTATCCCGTCTGCGTGTACGCGGTGGTTTACGAGCAATACCAGGACGGGGGATACGATACCGAAGACAGGGGAGCGCTGTGGCTGCTGCATGGCGGGAATTCCTCCCGCGGCTGCGTCAAGATTGCCACGGTGAAGGGAGTCCATTGCTTTGAGAGTATTTATCCCTTTTCCGGATATTATCTTGATATTGAGAATACCAACAGCTGGGCGTTGGCCGGAGCGTTCCTTCCTGCGACGATGCACTTGCATTGCAATAACGTCAATCCGGCATATTACGGGTTTTCCTCCATGGAGAGCAATATCATTGTCTCCGAGGCGGTGGAGGATTTTGTTGATCCGGAAGCCGAAACGACTACCGAAGATTGAGCATGAATAATTCAGAGATACAGATTCAGTTTCCCCGGCCCGGCGAGTGGGGAGAATTCACCCTGACGGCCATTTATCAGGACAAGGGCGGTTATAGACCTCCGGCCCGCTTTACGCAGGACGAGATACCTGCGGACCATGCCCCGGCCATGCAGGCGGTAGTTGCTGCGCTGGTGGGATTGGGTGAGGACTGGCAGGCGGTGCAGGTGTGGGCAAGGCTGGGAAAAGATGTCCTGACCCTTGCGGAGGATGGTGCCTATACAATGATTGATGCGGTGTCTTTGACCGTTGAGGCCGTCCATGCGGAGACCAAAGGCCGCAGGATATTTACGGTTTATGACTACCCGGAGTTCATCATTACCGACCCTGGAGCCGTGGCATTTTTTAAATACTTCACAAAGCAAAACCATGAGTAAATTAAGTGACGAGCAAAAGCAGGCCGCCCTTGAGGCGGGGAAGCAGGGCATGAAAGATGCCTACGAAAAAAGCAAAACTAAAACCGGCCTGAAGTGGTGGGAACGCCTTTTGTGGGTAGTCCTGGCAGGTGCTGCCTATGCGGCTTCCGCTCTGCTGGGTGGCTGCGGCCATTCCGTGGACGTGACGCCGGGCCGCACGGAGGTATGCAAAGACGGCTCCTGCCTCGTCATTGAGCAGGGGCATATTTCCTACAGCCAGGCCCAGCCGGAAACGGATGTTCCGCCCGTTGTGCAGGTCATCCCCTCCAAGAAATAAGGCCATGTGCAAACCCCTCAAGGAATATCTGGGAGTGATCCGCGATTATACGCGTGAGATCGTCACTTTCGGCGGTTTTGTGATAGCCGTGTTCATCTACCTGGATTTCCGCGAGGTGGTGAAGGAACAGGCTACCAACGCGGCCCATACGGCGGAGATCCTGCGGACGATGGATACCCGTCTCCAGCATTTGGAGAATTACCACCAGCAACAGCTTAAACAGCGAGATTAATTCCAACTGTAAAGTTTTTCTTACAAGTTCCAACCATTTGACAATTAAATAATATGTCTAATTCATACACCAATTCAGGCCGTTCTTTTTCGGATGCTCTTCATGCTCTGAAAAACGGCAAGGGCGCCAGACTGCCTAAGTGGTCCCTGGATGTAGTTATCCGCGCCCAGTTTCCAGACGAACACAGTAAAATGACAGCTCCCTATCTTTACGTGGAATCCCGTTTTGGGCGGGTACCGTGGAAGGAAACGTTCATTGAATTGTTTTCGGAGGAATGGGAAATTGTCGATTGAACTGTAAAGTTTTTCTTACAAGTTCCCTTTAGTTAATAATCAATATTTTCCGCATGCCTACCCTGTACATACTCATTGTGGACGAACCCGGAAAGGAGCAGTGGATGAAAATTTTTCTTACCGAAAGAGACGCCGCTTTTTTCCTGGCTCAATTTAATGAGTGGCATTTGCATGCCAAGTGCCATTGCTACACCGTGGAAGGCAAGCGGCTTGTGCAACTTATCGACAATCTGAACGAATGAACACTACAGAAAGAAAGATGGCTGCGGCCATCCTCCGCTTTGAAGACAGCCGCGTCACCGGGCCGGATTCCCTGCGCGTTTCCCGCCTTCCTGCCGCCGACAAGGGCGGCAAGTGGGAGATTTGCGGCATTTGCGACGGCATTGAACCGGCCGTGTTTAACAGATTGAAGGCTCTGCTGGATGCCGGAAGACGTGAAGAGGCCTGGGAAGGTTGTCTCCAGTACGTCCTGGATAATACCGCCGCCGTGCGTTCCTGGCTGGGTTCCGACGCTTATCCTGGCGTTGAATTCATCCTGCGGGATCATTATTTTAATTCCGGGAGCAGGAATACCGGGAAGATTTTGCAGCGCGCGCTGAACATCCACGGCGCCGGTCTCACGGTGGACGGGATTGTCGGCCCCAGGACCCGGCAGGAACTACAGGACCAGCTGGCCGCCACGGGTGAAGCGGTGTTCCTTATCGCCCTGCAGGAGAAGCGTCAGGCGTTTTACCGCTCTTGCAAGCAGTTTCCTGTGTTCGGGAAGGGCTGGCTGAACCGCTGCGACGATGCGTTCAGTATGGCGCAGGAGCTTGTTTAGTTGTTTTCATCATTAGTTGTTATGGGATCTATTTTCAAACCTAAAGTGACACAGGCTCCGGCTCCGCCGGTAGTAGAAGAGCCGCTGAATCCGACGGCTACGGAGAAGTCTGTTTCCGATGCTTCGGAGGATGTTCAGACCAAAAGTAAGCGCAGGTTGAAGCTGTCCGATACGGTGAATAATCCGAATCTGTCCGGCGGTTTGTCCACGTTGCGCAAAACCCTGGGATAGCAGCCATGGAGGTACGCGATTACATTTCCCTGGCAGATAATCTGCGCACGGAACGCGCCGCTTTTGAAGGCGGCTGGGATGAAATGCGCCGTATTATCATGCCCAGGGCTACGGGCAACGCTTATCCCGACCGCGTACCTGATCACAGCGGCGGATTGGAGCATAGCGACGTCGCCAATAACAGCCTGAAGAAGCTGGCATCCGCCCATTTGACTTATATTACGCCTTTGGACAGGCGCTGGTTTACCTTGCGCCCGGTAGGTTTTAATAAGGATGGGAATCAGGCTTTGAATGATTGGTACAGCAAGGTTACGGAGGTGATGGAGCGGGAACTTGCCGTTTCCAATTTTTATTCAGTGATTCATGAGGTTTACCTTGATCGCTGCCTGACGGGAACCGGCTGCATGTTTGCCGAGATGAATATTAACAGGCAGCTGATTTTCCGGCACATTCCCACGGGAACTTACGCTATCGCGGAGTCGGAGTCAGGGGATGTTGATACGCTGGTGCGCTGGTTCCGGCTGACGGCTCACCAGGCGGCGCAGAAGTGGAAGGAGGAGGCTCTGGGCCCAAAAGTGCGGAGAGCGCTCAAGGATGCCAGGAGACGCTATACGGATTCTTTCGAGTTTGTGCAATGCGTCCTGCCTAACCCGCAGGGCAAGCTGTTGTCCGACCATGTGCCGCCTGGCAAGAGAGCGTGGAAGGACGTCATTATTTCGTTGGACGATAAGAAGATTGTGTTTGAGAGCGGTTTTTTCGAATTTCCGTTTCTGGTGACGCGCTTTCTGCGCTGGGGAGACAGCCCCTACGGGGTGGGACCGGCATGGTTCGCGCGGCGCACGATCCGCATGGCTATCGACATGGAGAAGATTCTTTACACGCTGGGACAGACAAAGGCTTATCCGAGGCTTTTCCTGCTGGCAAATCAGTATGGGGAGGTGGATTTGCGCGCCGGAGGCCAAACCGTCATTTCTCCGGAAGCGGCGGAACTTGGCTTGCCGCGCGAATGGGGCACACAAGGGGAGTATGATATCGGGCTGGAATACCTGCGGGGCCTGTACGCCAAGATTGAAGAGGCTTTTTACGTTCCCATGCTGGAAACCGTTTCCCGCATCGACCGCCAGATGACGGCTACGGAGGTGGCGGCCCGGGAAGCCGAGAAGGTGCTTGGGTTTACGCCTTCTTTTACGTTGTTTGTGAGCGATTTCAGGATGATGTGCCAGCGTATTATGGCCCTGTTGTACCGCACCGGGAAGCTTCCGGAGCCGGTTCAGGGCGTGTTTGAGGTCAACCGGCGGGGCGCTCCTACACGCCTGGCCGTCCCCCAGGTTCAGTTCATGGGCAAGATTGCCCAGGCGATTGCACGTACACAGACGGACGGCTTGATGACGGCTCTTGAGTCTATCGGCACTTTGTCGCAGATGACCGGCCGACCGGAGCTGCTGGATATTGTGAATCTCAATAAGGCCGGGGAATTGATTTACGATTCCAAGGGCGCCCCGATGGAGTGCAAGGCGACAGAGGATGAGGTGAAGGAGAAGGAGACTGAAAGGAAGAATCAGCAGGAAGCGGCCATACAGGCAGCCATTGCCGAACAGTCCTCCGTGGCTAACAGGAATAATGCCCAGGCCCAGCAGGCTTTACAAACGACATGAAGACAGACCCCACCAATAAGTACGAACAGTACATGAAGCGCCGCAGAAGGATTTTCCGGGAAGCATTCAGGAATCCGGAAGTCCTGGAGGAGCTGAAGAGACATTTCCAGACCGATCTTCCCTGTTTCCAGGGGAAGGCCGGTTCTTACGACCCCCTTGACGCTATGCGTCGAGACGCCTACCGCGAGGTGGTTTTGTTCATCGAAGCGGTCATGGGCAATCATTACGAACCAGAAGAAGAGATATAGAAGAAGTACCATGATTTTATTTAAGTTGTACCATAACCGGTTTCTTTTTGAAGAGGCTCCGGAGAATGGAGGCGGTGGCGGAGGAGGTTCCGCCGCCTCTTCCGCTTCCGGACGTCCCAGCCTGGCTAATCCTGCACCGGAGCCGACTCCGGCGGATGATAAGCAGCCGAACCCTCCTCCCCCATCGGATCCGGGTTCTCCGCAGGGAGATCCGCCTTCCCAGGGGGATTACGTGTTGACGTTCGATGATACGTTTTCCGGAGACGAGACGCTGCAGCAGTTGCTGACCGAGACCGGCAAGGCCCACGGGCTTCCTGTCGAGGGGCTTTCCGCGTTTATCAAGGATATGGATGCGCGTCTGGCGGCCAAAGCGACCGAACAGAAGCAGGCGCAGGATGCCGCCATGGAAGAGGCCTGGAGACAGCTGGATGGAGAGTGGGGCCGGGACAGCGACGCACGCCAGATGCGCGCCATTCAAATGGCCGGGAGGTTGTGCCGCATGGCCGGTATCGACCAGAGCGTGTTTAATGAGATGGGCATTGCCGATCATCCGGCCATGTACAGGATTCTGGATGCAGTAGGCCGGATTCTGGACGAGCCGGCTCTTCCGGCGCCTCCCGGACGGCAGGAACAGCAGGCCCGCGGCGAAGCCCGGCGCATGATGCACGATCCGGAACACCCGGATTATTCGGCATTCCACGATTGCGACCATCCGCGTTTTGCCGAGGTGAGGGCCAAGTATATGCGACTGATGGGTGCGTAAGCAGATATTGCTTTTCCAGCAAGCCCTGTTTCCTTTTTGGGAGCAGGGCTTTTTTAAGGAAGAAGTTCCGGCAGGGATTTCGCAGCGGAGCGCAGCTGATCCGCGGAGGGGCGGATGTACACGCTATGCACGGCGGAAGAGTCATGCCCCACCAGCTCCATGGCCAGCCCCTGCGATACGCCTGATGCCTGCAACAACGTGGCCGCCGTGGCCCGAATGCTGTGGAAGGACTTGCTGTTCATCCTCCGTCTGCGGCCGCCGGCCGCTCCATGCACCACGCCGATGCCATGGGTGCGCAACAGGAGGCCGAATTGATAGGACGCGCCATCCCCCAGGGCCAGCAGGGGCGCGTGAAGCAGTTCATCCGCCGGTTCCCCCGCTTCCTTCCAGCGGGCAAGCGCCCATTGGTAAAAGCCTTCTCTCATGGGCTGGTCCATCCAGCGCCCCGTTTTGCCCGTGTCAAAGCGCACGATGCGGCGTTCCCAGTCAAACTGATTCCAGTTGAGGCGCAGAATATCCCCCAGCCGCTGGCCAAAGGTCTCAAACGAGCAGCGCACCGCGGAACTCCACAGGGGCGGGAAATGCTCAATCATGTAGCGGATCTCGTCGAGCGTGAAGGCTTCCTTGTGCAGCTTTTCCCCGGCACGGTCCGGGGGAATGGAAACGCCGGCGCACGGATTGCGGTCAATTACTTCTGAATCCACGGCATCCGCGAATGCCTGGGAAAGAACGGACATATCCTTGTACACAGTCTTTTGCCGAACCAGTTCGCGGCGAGCCGCCACAAAGCCTTTGATGTCCGCCTTGGTGATCAGACGAAGCGGGGCGTTCGCCCGCGCTCCCAGATACTCGTAAAAATGCTTGCAGGCGGTTCTGGCATTGTAGGCCGTCTGTTCGGAGACAAGAGCCGCCTTGCGCCCAACAAATCCGTCACACCAGGCACGCACGGAAACATTGTTGTGCGCCTGGTATTCTTCCGCTTCCGCGCAGGCTATCTGCACGCCCCGCTGGTAGGCGATACGTTCCGCCAGTTTGGCCGTGATCCGGTCTCCTTCAAATTCTCCGCCATTCACAGGAACTTTCGTGGAACGGCGCTTCATCTTGCCGTCCGGCCCCTGAAATGTCACCATCCAGTAGGGCGAGGATTTTTCCTTGTTGATGGACAGACGCCCCTTGTAAAAAGGTTTGCTCAT